CTAGTGGCGCATTAGGATTACCCTGTGCCTGTTGTTGTTGCGGCATTGGTGTCTGCTGTGGGGGGGTATTTGTTTGCGGGGCAGTTGTTTGCGTTACGCCACTAGGCAAAGCACCGATTACGTTATTCACATAATCTTGTGTTTCTTTAGGAACTTTATTTGGATCAGCGCCTGCTGATAGCCACTTATCAACATTATCTGTCCCCCAATTGTAAGCCATTAAGCCCAATCCAGTATCGCCATACTTTTTAATTAGGGCTTGCTGATACTCTTGACCAACCCTTACATTCTCTTGCGGAGAATTATCCTGGGCTGGCGTAATTCCAAATCCAGGATTAGCGGCTGTTGATGGCATCAACTGCATCAACCCATGCGCGCCCTTTGGCGAAACTGCATTCGGGTTGCCGCTGCTTTCGAACTTAATCTGCGCCGCAGTCAAAGGCGATAATCCGCCTGAATTTCCCTGATTACTAGAAAACGGACTATAACTTGCGCCTTGCGGGGTTTGTTGAGGTGCGCCAGGTGCATTCTGCGTCCCAGGGATATTCCCATAAGTCGGAAGTCCCATCATCTTCTGAATGTACTGCTGGCCTGTTAATTGATTGCCAGCACCGAAGTTTTGAAGCTGCTTGGCAAGCAAGTCCTGCTGAGACATTTGTCCCTGCATACCGCCATTAATGGCATTTCCGATAATCTGTCCAAATGCCGAGGCATTGCTTGTTGGCGTCCTTGTGGGCATGGCCAACTGTCCAGCAGAGTTTGCGCCGCTGGCTAGGGCCAATAACATAGGATCATCAAACATCCCCATGCCTAATCCCCTAGCAATGCATAGTTAACCATTTTAATGCCATCGCGTCCGGTAATAACGGCATCTGGAATGATGCGCTCAACTTCATCCGCCATAACGCCAATGCATCTTGGGCCGCCCCAAATATAATCAAACTCATAAGCGCCAATGCCGTTTTTCAGCTTACCGATACGTTTGATATTCTTCTTAACCCGTCGGTCAGATAATGCCATATAACCAAGATAACCTAGGGTTCCTAGGCTACTTGCAGTACTTAAAGTGTTTGCTAGACCATTAGAATAATACGGCTGCGTTTGAGAAGTTGTTCCGCCATAAGTTCCATTAATGAAATTATCATAAGTGTTTAGCATCTGATACGGCAGGTTCTGGTTGTAATTATAACGGTTAACCTGATCCGTTAATTCATTCTGCGATTGTTGTTGCTGAGCCGACCCAGCATTATAACCACCCTGCAATGCAGATTGAACGGCATTACTTTCAACAGGCGCTTGATAAGAGGCAGATAATTGGTTTTGGCGTTCCTGCTGATAATTCCCATATTCCGAATTAGCCAACGCGTTCGTCGCACCCTGCGAAACTGCATAGGCAGCAGCAGGGTTATTCATATTATTGCCTTGAGTAAATTGGGCGGTCAGCCCCGGAACAACGGAAGCAAGAATATTTTGATTAAGCTGAGCCTGATAAGGATTACCCTGAGACAAATAATCGCCATTTAAAGTGCCCTGAAGGCTTTTATCAGCAGATTGTAATGCGCCTGATCCGCCATTTTGCCCATAATTATACAGCGAATTAATGGAATTCGACTGCATATCGTTAAACGGAGATACTGTGCTATTCTGATAATATTGCGGGTAATCAGAAGGATTTTGATATAAATCCTGCGCATTCTGAAAAACCTGAGACAAATAAGGCTGCTGGCCAGACCATGGATCTGACTTCTGAACTGTGGTTGTTGAACCACCTCCGCCACCGCCACCCGTACTCATGACACACTCCTTTTCTCAAATAAAACATGGGTTTTCTTATAACCAAGCTGACCTAAAGACTTTTCCCAACCTGGTCTTGCAAAAGGTTGCAATTCCGCGTCTTGCGATCTGGCCCAGTCCTCAAGCAATTTAATACATCCCGCCCATTCCTCGTAATCTTCGCCTGTGCAGAATACGATGCGGCATACTTTCTTGCGCGGAAAATTGATAATTTCCGTAACCGTGATGTTTTTTATTTTCTCATCATCCAAAACAATCCATAACTGCATGTCACGATCTTCTAGAAACTTTTTGATGTCATCTTTATCAAAATATCCTGTTTCAGAACAAACCTTCTCCATCATCCAGCTAATAAAAGGCCAGACGTTATTTACATGCTCTGCTTGTACGCCACGTACAATCATTAACCACCGCCAAATAAATTCTGCATCCAAGATCCTGCATTGGCTTGTCCGCCATTCTGAAGCATCATTTTCTGCCAATCCTGCGGACCCATCTGCGCCATTGCCTGACCGCCCATCGTTTGTGGAGAATAAGGCCCCATAGCGACTTGTCCGGGCTGCTGGTTCCAATTCACACCAGGTGCCCCGCCTGCTCCCATCTGTGCTGCATTAGCTGTTGGATTAGTCGTAATTGGTCCGCCCTGAGAGATCGGATTCTGAACACCTTGCGCGCCTTGCTGCTGACGTTGGGCCGCAAGCATCTGCATAATCGGCTGCATCTGCGATTGCATATCACCGCCCTGTTGCTGTTGTCCGTTCATCTGTCCCTGGCCATTAAATGCGGATGGCATTTGAGGAGCCCCAGCGAAAGCCCCGCGCTGTCCAGGTTGGAATTGCATCTGAGGAGCCATATTACCTCCCATACCTTGCATTCCTTGACCCATGCCTTGGCCAGGCATTCCCTGTGGCATGCCGCCTTGCTGCTGCATCATCTGTTGTAATTGAGGTAATTGATATCCGAGCATGTTTTCTCCTTAGCCGATAATAACAAATCTTATTGATTTGTCGGTGTTTGCATTGTTATTGTGGTTGAGTGTTGCTGAACCATTATTCAGGTTAGACACCCAAATACCCGCCGCAATTGCTGCCGCTGCATTAGCCGTCATTGCCATGCCTGGTATGATCGCAGACTGAATACTAATCCGCGCATCAACAATATTGGTCGTTGCGGAATTGGCAGTTAAGGTGACATCAAGGGTTACATTGATCTTACCGCCGCTGATAATAGATTTAATCGCACGGGCGAGTTGCCTTCTATGCTCCTTATCATCGCTTAATAATTCAGGTACTATCGCATAGGCCATTATCTATCTCCTAGCGGTATGCCGTATATATGAACGCCTTGAAAATGGCTCCAACTGTCTCCTGCCGGAACAACACTTCTGGCCCTAAAATATCTGCCCTGAGAACGCAGCGGACAGTTTCCTATGCTATTCATCGTATAGCTTGGACCATAGATTGGGATATCAACTAATCTATTACGAGCTGCAATAGATATAGAAGAAGTGCCGCCGTCAATATAAGGACGAGCGTTATTAATAAACGACATCTTCCCTTTAATTCCTTCGTTTTCCGTCGTATCAATCGTTGCTTGAAGGTTAGGCCCATTGTAATACCCAAAGGTGTGAGTGGTATTAAATCCTCCCAGAACTAGGTTACCGCCCGTCCATACCCGGCTATCCAAAGGATATAAAAGGCTATCCAATGGACCAGGCATCGTATCAAGCGTGTAACCCAATGAGAGGCTCTGGAATGTCATCTCTGCGGAGATCTGAACAACAGACCATTTATTAATCACGTAATTAAATACATATCTCGTATCTGGATTTCCGTTGATGGCAGCCGTCGATGGAAAGTCCCAATAAACACATTTATTCTGCGGATCGTGAGATCCGACAACACGATCTAAATAATTTCCATCGAATGTCGCAAAGAAAGTTTTGTCAACTTTATTAACCCCGATAGGAATTGAACTGGTGCCATCAAAAACATAAAATCCATTATCCGCGATATAATAGACATAAAAACCAACTTTAATAAGTGACCCTGGAATGCGAGTCCCGCGTGCGCCCTCAGCAGGGGAGAAATCAAAAACTGCCGGAGGGCCAGCGTACATCATGCGCCAGATAGCTTTCTCCATAAAGACCGCGCCATCCGCATTACCTAAATCTCCAACAACGCCTGATATTTGACCAAATGGGCCTAATAGATCATTGAAACTCGATTGAACAATGGCCGCTGCTGCTGTTCCTGGAGTAGGCCAATTTGTTGGATCATTGACTGCGGACCACCAAACTCTTTGGGGTTGAAAACCATTTGTCGGATCATTTGTATTAGCAACTACGAGGAAATTCTTAATAATATCGCAATACATGGCTTTAGGGGCTGCCGCAGCGAGAGTAGCAAATTTCGAACTCGTATCCATTGTAAAGGTCTGAATAGGATCATTGAAATTCGTAGCAATTGCACGGCTTCCCATCTGCGTGAAAAACCATCTTCCATCAGGAGGCGTATTATAAACTCCTGAAGTGGAACTAACGTTCAGAGGCGGCGTTAAATTACTCGAATTATATAAATATAGATCATGTATATCACCTGCGAAGATATAAACATTATCTACAGGACTTAAGAGCGTTGATGCTCCCTGACATCTTTTGCTTAATGATCCACCGAAGCTAGCGAATGAAGGTGCAGGGCCATAACTATTCGGCGTTGCAGGGATACAATTCAAAATGACATCTGAGCCCGGGTTCTCAAAATCCGGCATATCCGGGCTATACTCCGTAACAGGTAGCCAGATGGGTTCTTCCGACGCCATTAGAAATAAGTCGCCCTAATTTTGGGCGTTGCCATGCGCCGCGTTGTTTCTTGACGAATATCACTCAAATAACCATTGACCTCATTTTGCATAATAGCAGCTTGTGATGCATCCATAATGACATTCGTAAATAGATAACGTTTTGCCTCGCACCGGATAAGATCGTAGCCATCCTGCATCCAGGCATTTGTATCCGCCGGATTGACCAAAGGTGTTAGTCGAATGGTAGCCAAGACACCAATTGGATAAGCACCATTCGGGATCATATAGAAACGCATCTGCTCATTGGCATATGCATAATCAATCGGCCATCCTGTAACCTGTGGATTAACCGAAGTATCAGCAATATATTGCCATGTCCGAGGCTCTAAGGTGTATCTGTTCGAACTAACTGTCACCCATATCTTTTGAATATTAACGAGATTGGCCATATAGACCCAATCCGTAGACGTATAAAATTCTTTGCCTAATACTGTGTTAAAGGCTGCATTGGAATAATACTGATTGAAATAAAACTTCTGCCTTTCATACTTAGAAATAGCAGACTGTATTGCATTCTGGATCTGGGATGTCAGATCAGTGCGCTCCCCAATTTCATCGGCAATCTGGCTCTGTATGCCACCATATGTGCCTGAAATAGACATGATTACTCCACAAAAAATGGGTGAGGAACATTTCTGCCCTCACCCTATTTCATTACTTTTTCTTGCCGCCGTGTGTTTTAGTCACGCCGTAACCATTGTTGTCAGCATCAACACTCAGGGCAAATTTCCCTGGGCCCTGGCCGTATTGCAATTCACCAGCACTGTTTGGACGACGACCGCCTAGACGGTTATCATCTGGAGAGCTGCCGTAATTGCTTTCCGCCGATCCTTCGTTGCCCTTGCGAACACCGCCGAAGTTAAAGCTTTTAGAACTTCCCATATTAGCCTCCACCTTGTTTGACATCGTTATTCAGATGAATGCGAACACGAGCATTGCCAGCCTGGAAGGTTGCCGCTGCCGTCGTGACTTTCAACTGAATTTTGGTTGCCGTTGTGTACTGATAACCCAAGGAACCAACTTTATTCATTCCTTGGACACCGCCTGCCTGACCAACCGTAGCGCCCGTAATAAAACGGTCCGCCGTAGTTGCATCACCGACCGCCAGAACGACGGCTGGTGATCCGTTGCTATCAATGTCATCACAATCCAGTGTTGCACCCATGACATAGGCACCCGCCGGAACTGTAATCGGCAAAATGTAAACATCATTTATCGTATTGTATCGCAAAGAAATAAACATACAATCAATAGTACCGGTATTTTGCAAGGACCGCGATTCACGCAAAATGTTTCCGGAATAGAGTCTTTTGTTCGAGTAG